AAATTAAAACAAATCATAACAACACAACGCAAGATATACAACACAATCAAAGCTATTTGAATTTTATCTTTTCTTTTCTTTGAAGCAGATATCACAACACTTCAGTATTTGTGAATTAAATCCACTATTACTTTATCTTTTCCTTGAAACTGTAATAGCTGTAAAAGTGTTCTGTTAGTTATATATCAACTCAGAGTCTGTTAATCTCTTTGCTTCTTTGTCAGAAACATTTGCTAAGCATAATGGAAACAATTCAGAAGAGTGTGTTTTTCGGTTCATTCGAGTGTGTAATACCACACACGTTTGTGCCACAGAAAGCTACTACACCCGATGTAGTGCAGGTTGAGCATAAACCTAAAGCTGATCCATTCACCGCTCTCGAGGAAAGGCTACAAAGCTACTTCGAGAGGCGCAAGCATGCACGCGTCATAGTAACGAAGAGTGGCATAACTCGTTACAAACACATCAGCACAAATAAGTTTGAACACCTTCAAAGGAAGGAAAGTGAGCATGCTCAGGAGCTGAGAGCGTTCTTTGCTGGTAGTCCCACTGTGATAACACAGTTGAACATTGCCGGTGGCGTTTCTCCTTCAAGGATGGAGAATAGTCCAAAAGGTGTCATTCACACCACTAAGAGTGCTAAAATCAAGCAACCACCTAAACAACCAGTTAAGGTGAACAAAACTCAGTTCAATCAACTGCTTGCGGAGATAAGGGAGATATTACGCAATAGTGCGTTGGAATTAGAAGTAATTGGAAAGCACTCTGCGCGAGGTGCATTTCGAGAAAGGGGACGACACAAAGTCCTAACTCTTATCACTCGACACAGCGAACAACGATTGAGGAAAGTTGATCTGCCACTAAATCAGTGGCAAGACACTATCTTGTTGGCATTGTGCAAATCTTCATTTTATGGGACCATACAGAAAGGCGTTTGCATCCAGAAAGGAGACAGTGGTACCTGTGTACCAGTTAGGTTTTTACCTGACGATGTCTGCGAGACAGGTACAAAAGTGTTTGTGGTGCGGGGATCTGACAATGGAAAGTTAGTGGACGTCAGAAGAGTTCTATCTCACAACCGCATGTTCAACATGGAGCATTATTCAATGGCCGAAAACTTTTGGCGTGGATTTAATAAAACATGGGTGAAACTACGTGAGGAAAGGGAGCACAAGTGCAATCAAGAGATCCCAGTGGAGCAGTGTGGAAAGGCATCCTCTATCCTTGTACAAAGTTTAATACCATGTTTTAAAATGACATGTTCAACATGCGTTTCTGAGTCTAACTCGAGAACAAAATCGGAACTTGTGTCATTTCTACATTCAAGAGTTGGTAGTAGTCTTGCAATAATCAATGATGAGATCCCGGAGTACTCTAATGTAGAAGCTGTTCTCAAGTTACTCCAGCAATTTTTGGAGCAAGTGGATGTAGAACCACAAATATTCGCCAAGATTTTCCAAACCATCGGCGATAGGACTAACAATCCTTTTAAGCAGCTTAATGAATTGAACAACTTCTTTGCCAAAGGCTGCCTAAATAGCACTAGTGACTGGACAAAAGCTTACAATAGCTTGTTGGAGCTAGTTCTCTTTCAGAAGAATCGCACAGATAATATCAAGAAAGGAGACATTGCATCATTCAGGAATAAATTATCTGCGAAAGCAAATTATAATTTCTACCTGTCTTGCGATAACCAACTTGACAAGAATGCAAACTTTCTTTGGGGTGAACGTGAGTATCATGCCAGGCGATTTTTCCGTAACTTCTTTGTGGAAGTAGATCATGAAAAGGGTTATGCTGCTTATGAAGAGAGGAAAGGACCCGCAAGTAGTCGGAAGATTGCAATTAATAACTTGATTGTGCCATTAGACTTTGCTGAATTCCGCAATAAAATGAAAGGAGAGCTTGAGAAGCAACCGGCCACTGGAAAAGCATGTGTTAGTACGCGAGATGGGAATTTCATCTATACCTGCTGTTGTACAACATATGATGATGGTAGTGCAATAGAATCACCATTGTATGCACCGACTAAGAAACATTTAGTCATTGGCAATACAGGTGACTCGAAATACATTGACTTACCCAAGGGCGATACTGATACATTGTTCATTGTGCGCGAAGGGTACTGCTATATCAACTTATTCTTAGCAATGCTAGTGAATATAAGTGAAACAGAGGCAAAAGACTTTACTAAGCAAGTCAGAGATATTCACATACCCAAACTTGGGAAATGGCCAACCTTGCTTGATGTGGCAACAACATGCGCTCAATTGCGAATATTCTATCCAGATATTCACGATGCAGAGTTGCCGCGTATTTTGGTTGATCACAATAACCAGATGTGCCACGTCGTGGATTCCTTTGGATCTATAACAACGGGGTACCACATACTCAAGGCATCAACACTCTCCCAGCTAGTTTTGTTTGCTAGCGATGAACTCCAATCTGATATCAAGATGTATAGAGTGGGTGGTAAGTTGAGTCACACAGTACCACCTAATGCAGATGATCTGTTAACGGAGAGAGAAAGGGAGAAACTGGACAGCAATAGGCTTGACGAAATGAGAGCAATAAAATTGCTTATTAAGGGAATCTTTAGGCCAAAGTTGATGCAGCAAATTCTCACTGATGAACCGTACCTGATATTCTTATCAGTGCTATCACCTGGCATTTTAATGGCCCTTTTCAACAATGGCGCGTTCGAAGTTGCCATCAAGACTTGGTTAACGCGGAAGCAATCAATAGCCATGGCAGCATCCATGATGGCCGGGTTAGCAAGTAAAGTCTCCGTTGCAGAAACACTCATCAAGCAGAAACAGATCATTGAATCGCATGCAAGTGGAGTTCTAGCTACGATGTGTGATGGGCTACATGTTAGTCAAGCATATATGCTAGCACAAACAGTTCTCGAAAGATTGTGCGACAAAGCAATAAGTGATGAGCAGCTCACAATTCATGGATACTTGAGCTATGAAAACGACACTGCAAGATTGCTCGAAAAAAGTTATCTCGAACTCTTGGAAGAAGAGTGGAAAGGGTTAAGTTGGCGTGGAAAGTTAGCTGCAATTTGGTTTGCGCGAAAGCAAAAATCAAGTATAGTAAAAACTTTAACCCCAGTCAAGTCAGCAGATTTGAAAGGAATGTACGATATATCACCAGGTGCATATTTGGAAAGAGTCAAGAGCCGTTTTTATAAATGGGTCGGGGACAGTAGACAGAAAGTGAGTGATTTCTTGAGTAAGAAAGTGTTCAACTTAACAGCTTTTCTGGTCAAACGCATGTTTCGAAAACTCCCTAAACTAATCACCATGATGAACAGTATATTCATTTTAAGCGGGTTGATTAGCATAGCCTCATCATTAAGTCTAATGGTGGCAGAGAAGCGAGAGAGTGCAATACGGATTAAGCATCTCGAGGATAGTCAGAAAGAAGAGAGAGTTTTGCACTTGTACACAATGTATACCATGCAGAATCCAGAAGCAGAATGGAAGGACTTTCTGCAGCACGTGAGTGTGGTTGACAAAGAATTGTGGCAGTACCTGATGACAGAGCTTGAAGATAATCATGTGGTACACCAGAGACACACAAGTGAAGTGAAAGGACTCGAACAAGTGGTTGCATTCATTACTCTTATTTTCATGACATTTGACTCGGAAAGGAGTGATTGTGTGTTTCGCACGTTGAACAAACTCAAATCAGTTGTAGGTTCATTAGATAATGATGTGCGTCATCAGTCTCTTGACGATATAATTGATATTTTTGATGATAAGAAACACACAATTGATTTTACACTTGATGATGATGTGTTCAATCCAGAAGTAAGCACTGACACTTCTTTCGATTCTTGGTGGATAGAGCAGATGAATAGTGGGAACGTGATTCCACACTATAGGACAGAAGGTGAGTTTATGGAGTTCACGAGGGCCACATCCGCAAAAGTAGCCAGTGATATAAGCCAGAGTAGTGTCATGGATTTTCTGATAAGAGGAGCAGTTGGATCAGGAAAATCTACAGGTTTACCATCCCATCTTAGTACATTTGGTAAGGTATTACTCGTGGAGCCAACAAGACCTTTGGCTGAGAATGTGCATAAACAACTTTCTGGACCTCCATTTTTCAAGAAACCAACACTGCGTATGCGCGGGCACAGTGTGTTTGGGTCGTCACCAATCTCAGTCATGACAAGTGGCTTTGCACTACATTTCTTTGCACATAATGTACAACAGTTGTTGGAATTCAAATATGTGATTCTTGATGAATGCCATGTATTGGATGCATCAGCAATGGCTTTTAGGAGCTTACTCCAAGCATATCATAGTGGGTGTAAAGTAATTAAAGTGTCTGCGACACCACCAGGAAGAGAAGTTGAATTTACCACCCAACATCCAGTTAAACTGATTGTGGAGGAACAACTTTCCTTCAAGAATTTTGTTGAAGCGCAAGGAACTGGCTCAAATGTTGATGTGGTAGCACATGGTAATAATATTTTAGTGTATGTAGCTAGCTACAATGAGGTGGATCAACTATCCAAACTTCTCACTGATAAGAGCATGCTAGTCACTAAAGTGGATGGAAGAACAATGAAGCATGGAGTGCTAGAAATAGTTACAAAAGGAACTCAAGCAAAACCACATTTTGTTGTTGCAACAAATATAATTGAAAATGGAGTAACCCTTGACATAGATGTAGTGGTTGATTTTGGAATGAAAGTTTCTCCTTTTCTTGATGTGGATAATAGATCTGTGGCTTACACCAAGGTTAGCATTAACTATGGTGAGAGAATCCAACGACTCGGTAGAGTTGGCAGAATTCAGAAAGGTGTCGCACTGAGAATTGGGCACACTGAGAAAGGGCTCACAGAAATACCACAAATGATTGCCAATGAAGCAGCTTTGCATTGTTTTGCATATAATCTACCTGTTATGGCAAGTGGTGTTTCAACAAGCTTAGTAAGTAAGTGCACAATCAGGCAAGTGAGAACCATGCAGCAATTCGAATTGAGCCCATATTTCATATACAACTTCGTTGCTCATGATGGCACAATGCATCCAGTTGTGCACGATCTGTTGAAGCAGTATAAACTGAATGATGCAGTCACCCCATTGAGTGAGCAATCAATTCCATTCAGGGCCTCAAGTAAGTGGTTAACAGCGAGAGATTATGAGCAAATTGGAGTACATGTAAACATCCAACCACAGTGCAAGATTGCATTCCATATTCGCGATATACCAGCACACTTGCATCAATCCCTGTGGGACGCAGTCGTAAAATACAAAGCAAGCTCAATATTTCCAACAATAAAGACTGCTTCAATTAGCAAGATTGCCTACACGCTCAGCACTGACTTGAATGCGATCCCACGGACGCTGAACCTAATTGAGAAGTTAATAGAAGACGAGAGAACTAAGCAGAATCAGTTTAGAAGTCTTCTAGATAATGGCTCATCAAGCATGTTTTCAATTGTCGGGATAACAAATGCACTGCGAGCTCGTTACTCTACTGATTACACAAGTGAGAATATCAGGAAATTGGAGATGGCAAAAGCGCAACTTAAGGAGTTCAACAATGTGCGTGGGAGTGGCCAGGGAGAGAACCTCATTGCACAATTTGAAGCATTGCAATACGTTCAACACCAATCTTACAATGAATTGGTGAACGGTATGTGCTTAAAAGGTATCTGGGCTAAGAAATTGTTAGTTCGTGATGTCTTAGTTGCTAGTGCAGTCGCAGTTGGCGGAATATGGATTCTGTATTCATGGTTCACTCAATCTATGGGTTCTGTGCACCACCAAGGTAAAGCTAAATCAAAGAGAATTCAAGCTTTGAAAATGAGAAAAGCCAGGGACAAGAGAGCAGGATTTGAAATAGATAACAATGAGGACACTATTGAGGAATACTTTGGCTCAGCATACACTAAGAAAGGGAAAGGAAAGGGCACAAAAATTGGAATGGGCAAAACTAATAGACGCTTCTATAACATGTATGGTTTCAAACCTGATGAATACTCATACATAAAGTTCGTTGACCCATTAACTGGAGCCCAGATTGAAGAGAGTATTTACGCTGACATCTTTAAGGTTCAGGAGAAGTTTGGTGATATCCGCAATGAAATGGTAGTGAATGATGAAATTGATTCAGAGAAAGTGCGGACAAACACCACAATCCAAGCCTATTTTGTTAAAGATTGGTCGGACACAGCATTGAGAGTTGATTTGACACCGCACAATCCTTTGAGGGTGGGCGAGAACACAGCATCCATTGCCAAGTTTCCCGAGAGAGCATATGAATTGCGTCAGACTGGCAAGCCCATTGAAGTGCTTAAAAGTGAAATACCAGAAGATGAAGTGGAGCATGAGTCAAGCTCACTAATGAGAGGTTTGCGTGACTATAATCCCATTTCGCATGCAATTTGCCAAGTGACAAGCCAAACAGAATTTGGATCAAGCTCTATGTTTGCACTCGGATATGGCCCACTGTTGATTGTAAATCATCATCTCTTCAAAAGCTACAATGGCACCTTAGAGATAAGATCACACCATGGGGTTTTTAGGATCCCGAACATGACGCAGTTGCAAGTCAGACCAGTGCAAGGGAGAGACATTATAGTTGTGAGACTACCAAAAGACATGCCCGTCTTTGCTCAACGTCTTCGGTTCAGGAGCCCGAAAAACTCGGAGAGAGTGTGTATAGTCGGTTCAAATTTCCAAGAGAAATCAATCTCTTCAACGATAACTGAAACCAGCAGTACTCACCATGTTGCAAATAGCACATTCTGGAAACATTGGATAGCAACTGATGATGGGCATTGTGGTTTGCCAATTGTTAGCACTACAGATGGGTGTATTCTTGGGATTCACAGTCTCGCCAACAATAAGAAGAGTGAGAATTATTACACTGCGTTTGATGACGCTTTCAAAGATAATTTTCTCGACTCCCCCGACACGAGACAATGGGCAAAGAACTGGAAGTACAATGCAGCGAATGTAGCGTGGGGTCACCTGAAGCTAGTCTCGGACAGTCCGAAAGGAATGTTTAAGACTACAAAAATCATTGAGGACTTGACAAGGCATGAGGAGGAAGTGGTTCGCGAACAAAGCGCACACACTAGTTGGATGCTGAATGCACTGAAAGACAACTTGATAGCCGTCTCATACATGAAAAATCAACTCATCACAAAACATGTTGTAAAAGGTGAGTGTATTCATTTTAAGAGATACCTGGAAGAAGATCAAATTGCAAATGAATTTTTCAAGCCATTGATGTGGGCATATGGAAAGAGCAATTTAAACAAGGAAGCATATATTAAGGACCTCTTGAAATATGCTGAACCTATTCAGGTTGGAGTTGTTAACTGTGATGCATTTGAAGAAGCAGTGTGCAGGGTCATACTGTATTTGAACATGAAGGGGTTCAGAAAGTGTTCGTTTGTCACTGACGAGGAAGATATTTTCAGAAGCCTGAACATGAAAGCAGCGGTTGGGGCAATGTATGGTGGGAAGAAGAAAGATTACTTCTCCGAGTATACTCAAGCAGACAAAGAACAGATACTTCGAGAGAGCTGCCTGCGTTTATACTCAGGAAAGATGGGGGTGTGGAATGGCTCACTTAAAGCAGAGTTGCGATGTAAAGAAAAGATTGAAGCCAATAAGACTCGCACTTTCACTGCAGCACCACTAGACACTCTTTTGGCTGGAAAGGTTTGTGTTGACGATTTTAATAACCAATTCTATTCACGTCACACTGATTGCTGTTGGTCGGTTGGTATGACAAAGTTCTATGGTGGTTGGGACCGTCTACTACAAGGCTTACCTGATGGGTGGGTGTTTTGTGATGCCGATGGTTCTCGGTTTGATAGCTCTCTTACACCATATCTCATAAACGCAGTTTTAACCATAAGGTTAACTTACATGGAAGAGTGGGATATCGGTTTTGAGATGCTCAAAAACCTGTACACGGAAATTGTGTACACTCCAATTGCAACACCTGATGGAACAATTGTCAAAAAGTTCAGGGGAAACAATAGTGGACAACCCTCAACAGTGGTGGATAACTCATTGATGGTTATTATAGCAATGCACTATGCCTTTACAATGAGAGGATTTGCTCTCGATGAAGTTGAGAATCACTGTAAGTTTTATGTGAATGGCGATGATTTGATTATTGCTGTTCACCCAGATCATGAAACATTTCTCGACTCATTACAAGCATACTTTTCTGAACTTGGTCTCAATTATGAGTTCTCATCCAGGACACGGAACAAAGAAGATTTGTGGTTCATGTCTCATAAAGCTATAATGGTAAATGGTATATACATACCAAAACTGGAAGAGGAGAGAATCGTTTCAATTCTTCAATGGGATCGGGCTGAACTGCCAGAGTGTCGTCTGGAAGCGATATGCGCAGCCATGATTGAATCGTGGGGATATCCTGAGCTCACCCACATGATTAGAAGGTTCTACCACTGGTTAATTAACCAAGAACCATTTAAGCAACTTGCGGAGGAAGGCAAGGCACCATACATTGCTGAAATGGCACTTAAGAAGTTGTACTTGAATGAGAATGTTGAGGAAAGTGAGATTGAAGAATTTTTGAGAGTGTTCGCAGAGCTCGATGATGAATTTGAATGCGGGGATGTTGAAGTGTACCATCAATCACTCACACCAACTGTGCCCCCAGTATTAGATGCAGGCGTGAATCCACCTCCAAAGCCTGGGAATAGTGGGGACAGGGAGAAGGAAGTTGTTCAGAAAGCCAAAACTGCAAAGGACAAAGAAGTTGATGCAGGAACCTCTGGAACTCATACAGTTCCAAGAATCAAGGCAATAACCCCAAAAATGCGCATGCCAAAAACATCTTCTGGTATCGCTTTGAATCTCGAACATTTACTTGGGTATAAGCCTGATCAGCTGGACATTTCAAATGCCCGAGCTACGCAAGGCCAATTTGACACATGGTTTGAAGCTGTGCGCAATGCATATGATATCACACCCGAGGAAATGACGATAGTCTGTAATGGGCTCATGGTGTGGTGTGTGGAGAATGGAACATCTCCCAACATAAATGGTGTGTGGACCATGATGGAAGGTAATGAACAGATTGAGTATCCACTAAAACCTATAGTGGAGAATGCAAAGCCAACACTCCGTCAAATTATGGCACATTTTTCTGATGTGGCGGAAGCGTATATCGAAATGCGCAATATGAAAGAGCCATATATGCCACGATATGGCTTGATTCGAAATTTGCGAGATACAAGTCTCGCACGGTATGCATTTGATTTCTACGAAATTAACTCGCGTACACCAGCCCGAGCAAAAGAAGCAGTAATGCAAATGAAAGCAGCCGCCCTGAAATCATCTCAGAGCAGAATGTTTGGACTGGATGGTGGCATAAGCACACAAGAGGAAAACACAGAAAGGCACACCACAGAAGACGTGAGCCCCACTATGCATTCTTTGCTTGGGGTGAGAAACATGTAACTCATGTGCCTTACTGGGATGAAATTAACGATATAGCATAGTATAGATATTGTTTGTTTTTCCTGTGCGACCTATTTCCGTTATTACTCTAGTAGTGGAAGCAAATGCAATTAACTTCAGTGAATTCTTCATTGCGGTTGTTTGTGTTGCATATAGTGGGTGGCTTTACGATTCCGTCGTGAAGGTAAACCATTTATATTATTTTTGTGGGTGACGTTGAGATTTCGTCTTAACGGTGAACTACATTTACAGTCCACTATTACGCTTGTATGTGTGAAAAGGTTTCGTCCACAGTATGTTTGGAGCCATGTGATTTCGTCATATGGGTAACATAGATATTGTGGAAGAGACAAAAAAA